CTTTGAGAAGATATTATTGTGGATTGGCACGGTGACTTTGATGTGGCAGATTTGGTAGATGAGGTTGAAAGTACTTTGTACGATCACGCCAAATACCAAAACTGCTCCTTCACTGACGCACTAGAGATTCTGGACAAGGTGGAAACATCTTGTTACAGATACATATACAACACGGGTACTGCGAAGAAGAGATTCGAAACCTCAACTTCACCAGTAGTCATGCTGTTACGTAAGTCTCTAGGGGCCATGAAGTCGTCGTACTGGCAGCATCATCGACCTAAAGAATTGGACTAGTTAAGTAAATTAGTTTTGTTTTTTCCGGTCTATGATAGCGCTTGTCCGCATTGGGAACTTGACCTTACGGTCGGAGGGTCAATAAGAACCTCAAAGTTTCTTCGTGCAGTCTAATAGCTGTACCATAGGGTCTGGGAAATGTGAGTTATCTAATAACTCCGGAGTCCAGATAGCCCTAATTAAGACTAGAGTGCGGAGAGTTCAAAAGACGTTCCGCCTGGGACCAGCGCCAAAAGGGGCTCCTAAATCTTTTAGATTTTTGGATTCCCGAGAAGCGTTTGTCCGGGCGTTTTCTACTGTGATGAGACAAAGTTTAATTGTCTCATTCGGTAGAATACGCTCGCTATCCGCCCGTATGAAACGTTCGCAAAAATTCATGAGTTTTGTGTACAAAATGTACCAAAATCACGGGTCTTCTTTCACTGTACAGTGACTGAAGGCCTGTCATGTTGCTTTGCAGCGTTACATCGGTCACAATCCCATGTCATCGCTTCGTGAACTTAATCCTAAGATCCCTTTACCAAGATTGATAAACGGTTGCCCTGCTATAATAAGCAGTGCCGATCGTAAGTTAATTCGTGAAGGTCATCTTGGGATTATGCGTATGTGGTTGTCTCTATTTTCAGTGTACCGGGTAATTGATATTCCCGGTTCCTTGAAATTAGAGACGATTACAGATCCGTTCAAGGGGGAGATGTCGTATCTTTTAGATCTTATTACTTTTTCTCAAAGTAAGCCTCATCTCTGGTTTTCCAGGGTTAAGGGTTACAATGAATTGAGTAAGAAGATAAAATTGATGCCGACGACCTTCGTCTTATCCAGACGAGCATCTCCTAATAGTGACATCTCGGCGTTCGGTATATTACTGGACGCTATGATGTGAAACAGAATGCCAGAAGATAACCCTCTTAGCAAATTCTTTCATACTGTTGGGGCAGCGGGGTTTAAATCCCGTTTCCCTAACCTTATGAGGAACCTTGCTGAGTTGGGTGATCAACTGGTATTAGCTGGGTTAATGAAGTTACCTAAGCACCAGAGTCTAAAATCAGAGAACGTAGCTTTTAGTTACGATTCTTTGGTTTCCGGTCAGCTCGCGTTGAAAAACGAGCCGGCTGGAAAAGTTAGAGTCTTTGCTATGGTTGATTCAGTAACCCAGTCTGTTCTTAACCCGCTTCATCAGCACTTGTTTTCTATCTTGCGATTGTTACCCAATGATGGGACTTTCGATCAGCAAGCTAGTGTAACAAGGTCGATGGAGAAGGCTAAGCTATCGGGGATGGCCTATAGTTTTGATTTATCAGCAGCTACTGATAGGCTTCCAGCCAAGTTGTCTGCCGCAATTCTAGAAAACCTGGTTCAGGTTCCTGGTTTTGGGCAGGCTTGGTTGGACCTATTAGTAGATCGTGATTACGAAATCGATCATAAAATGACCGGTTCTCGGAAGTTACGATACGCTGTTGGTCAACCTATGGGTGGTCTCTCTTCTTGAGCAGCCTTAGCAATCACCCACCATTGGATAGTTCAAACAGCATCATATCAAATAGGGAATAAGTTTACCTGGGAAGATCGTTATGAAATTCTTGGGGATGACTTAGTCATATTTGATAGGGCGTTGGCTGAGCAGTACTTAATCATCGCGAAAGGAATAGGAGTTGAAATCAATATGTCGAAATCAATTTCTAGTCCAATTGCGGTGTTTGAGTTTGCTAAGCAGACATCTTTCAATGGAAACCTCGTAAGTGGGCCGTCCTATCAGCAGCTCTTATCTAATTCTTCCATGGGAGAGAGAGTAACAAATGTTCTCTCTCTTGCAGGGAAAGGTTTTATAAGATCTGTTTCGGTGTTGGCTACATTACTTGTTAGATTTGTTAAGCCTAAAACCTTAAAATCGCTTTTAAACGATGTTAAGGAGTTAGGTTTACCAAGTCTGGCAGTACTGAGTGCAATGCACCATAAAGGTGCAGTGCAGCATCGACTGCTTCTAGAAGCGCTTGTCAATCCTAATTATAAGGATTTCGACTTTACTGATGCGAAGTTTTCACTTCCCATCAGGGCGTTATTGAAGTTGGACTTGGAATTACTTAACGGAGAGTTTAAGGGAGAGTACCCTTTCTCTCAGGAAGAATTCAGAAATGAGATTTTCTCAGATTATGAAAGCGACCTGTCAGCTGTTGTTTTACAAACAGCGCTGGCCAAATCCAAAGCCCTTGAAAGAGAGTATGATATCATAATCTCCAAGGGGGCGATGAATTTGGCGAGAGTAGGTGCTAAGAAATCAGAGAAGGAGAAGAACAAGGTTATTGAGCTGAATCCACAAGAACGTCTTTTCAAAGCCCAACTGGAGGGTCTTTGAGAAGATATTATTGTGGATTGGCACG